ACTATGTTTATGTTTTAAACAAATATAGGATTTTAACGTTAATTATTAAATAGCAATGTTTTAAATGGCAAATAATTTTATAACAAGATTCTTAGATACTTGGAAAAAGACATCTAATTATAATAAATTCAATGAGGCTTTTATATATCAGTTTGGTGCTGGTTCTACAAGTAACTACGACCCAAATAACAACACATACTTAGACAAAGGGTATAACCTTAATAGCGTTGTTTATTCAGTTATTAATCAAAAGTCTACTAAATTAGCCTCTATTCCTTATTACGTTAGAAAGGTAGAGGATAAAAAGAGTTTAAACAAACTTAATAGAATTAAGAAGGCTACAAATAACAATCCTACTATACAGCAACGATTTAAACAGTTGATGTTAGAAAAAAAAGCTTTTAACGAAGAAGAGTTAGATTTCCCTTTGGAACGACCAAACCCAAATCAAAACTGGTCTGAATTTCATAGTTTATATGAAACATTTTTATCTTTGACAGGTAATGTTTATATATATATGTTATGCCCAAATGAAGGAATGAATAAAAATGTGCCTATAGCTGTTTATTTACTACCATCTCAAGATATGAAGATAGTGTTAAAAGATAAGGCTAATTTGTTAGGATTAGAAAGTCCTATTAGCGGTTATATGTTGATACAAGGAAAACAGTACTTAGAGTTTGAAGCTGAAAATGTAATACATATAAAATATGCAAATCCTAACTACGATGAGAATGGCGCTCATTTATACGGACAAAGCAGATTAAAAGCAGCATTAAGAAATATACAAAACAGTAATAGTGCTGTTGATTTAAATACTAAGACTTTAGTTAATGGAGGTGCTTTTGGATTTATTCACGGAAAGAATATAGCTTTAACACAACAACAAGCTAATGAATTAAAAGACCGTTTAAAAGAGATGAACGGAAGTACTGAGGAATTAGGTAAGATTGCTGGAATGAGTGGCGAGGTTGGTTTTACAAGGATATCATTAAGTACTGCTGAACTACAACCTTTTGAGTTCTTAAAGTTTGATGAAAAACAAATATGCAATGTTTTAGGATGGAGTGATAAGTTATTAAATAATGATGCTTCAAGTACTTATAACAATATTTCAGAGGAGCGACAAAGAGTTATAACAGATAGCATTTATCCTGATTTAAAACTATTAGAAGAGGCTTTAAATAACTATTTTTTACCACGTTTTAAGGGTTATGAGAATACTAAATTAGTTTATGATGTTAGCGAACTCCCAGAGATGCAACAAGATACTAAACTAATGGTAGAATGGGCTACAATGTTACTTGATAGGGGTGTTTTAAATAGAAATGAAGTGAGAGAGATTGCAACGTTTGCTAAGTCTGATGATGCTAATATGGAGTTGTACACAGTTGTAAATGATTTACTAACTTTAGAGGAGGCTATTGATAGTAGTTTTACAGTAGAACCAAAGGTATAATTGGCAAGTATAGTTAAATATCGTAACAAGTGGTTAAAGTATCATAAAAGCTATGAAAAAAGAGCCTTAAAGTTATTATTGGCTAATTTCAAGAAATGGAATGAAGTAATAATAAATACAGAATTTACAGAGGACAATATTAAAAGTCAATTAGCATTTTTAGTACCTTTTGAGGATTTGTATAGTACTTACTATTCAATATACTTTAATGTAGGAGTAGCACACGCTCAAAGAGTTGGAAAGGATATAAATTTAGAGTTAAAGGCTTTTACATTAGCTGATTTTATGGTATTATTTGAAAATGAGTTACCAATGTTCTTACGAAACTTTGGAATAACACGTATGCAATTGGTACATAACACGTATTTAAACGTTATATTTGAAATGTTTAATGAAAGGTTAAAAGAAGGTAAAACATTAAAAGAAACAACAGACGAGATTTTTGAAATAATGCGAAGACCACGTTTTTACAGGTGGGAAGCTGAAAGGATTGCGAGGACTGAAACAACTGGAGCGGCAAATTATGCGGCAATAAAAAGCGGTCAAGTTAGTGGTTTTGTAATGGAAAAACTATGGATAAGTGCTACAGATGTACGTACAAGAAGAAAACCTAAAGCACATTACGACCATTTTGAAATGAACGGTAAAAAAGTAGGGTTAAAAGAGAATTTTATATTTAATCCTAAAAGTTTAGATTATGACGAATTGAGTTATCCGGGAGACCCAAAAGGAAGAGCAGGAAACGTTATAAATTGTAGATGTACTGTTGCGGTAGTGCCAAAGAGAGATAAGAACGGTAGACTAATAAGAATTAATTAATATGGAATTTAAACAATTAAGTTACGATTTAAAAGACTTAGACGAACAAAAAGGAGTTGTAGTGGCTTATGCTAATGCTTATGACTTTAAAGATAGTGACGGTGATATATCAGCTAAAGGTAGTTTTGATAAAACGGTAAGCGAAAACTTTAAACGTATTAGAGTATTAAAAGACCATAACCCTACTTTAATGATTGGTGTTCCTTTAAATATTGATACTAAAGATAGTTACGGTTTACTTACAACCACTCAATTCAATATGAAAAAAGACTTAGGTAAAGATATGTTTAGCGACGTGAAACTTATGCACGAAAACGGTTTAAATGCTGAATTATCCATTGGTTATAGAGTTATGCAACGTGACCAAAAGAATAAAAGCATTATAACAGAATATAAGTTAATGGAATACTCTTTTTTATCAAGTTGGGCGGCTAATGAGTTAAGCACAGTACAAGATATAAAAGGTATTAAAAGCCATTACGGTATAATGGAATTAATAGAAAAAGCATATAATTTGGATTATTCAGATACAAGATTAAGACAAATTGAAACAATATTAAAAGCACTTTCAGATAAAGAGCCGATTGAAACAATCACTCCTAATGATAAGCCGCTTATAGATGAACAAAAAATGATAATTAATAATTTCCTAAAAAACATAAAATAATGGAAGGATTAGAAAAAGAATTAAATGATTTGCAAGTAAAATTAGAGGGCAAATCTCAATTAGAAGTAAAAAACGCAATTGATGCTTTTAAAGCAGAAAATAAAACAGCTATTGAAACTGCTGTTAAAGCTGTTAAAGATGAGTTAGAAGTTAGTTTAAAAGCTATTCAAGAACACGCTGATAAGTTAGATGTGAAGCTACAAGAGAAAGGTAAAAAAGAAGCTGCTAAAGGCGACTTTATTAAAAATGCAATTGTTGAAAATTCAGAGCGCATTTTAAAAGTAAAATCTGGTGAAACTGTACAGGTAAAAGCTGTTGGTGATATGACAACTGCTAATTTAAGCGGTGACCAGCCAAGAGATTATAACTTCGACGTTGTAATGTTCCCAGCTCAAAAGGTTAACGTTTCTGATTTAGTAGGTTCTGTAAATATCAGTGGAGGTACTTATACCTATACAAGAGAATTAGCTGGTGAGGGTTCTATTGGTGCGCAAACAGAAGGTTCAAGTAAATTACAAAGAGATTACGACTTCTTAAATGTTGATGTAGCTACTGACTTTATTGCTGGTTTTGCTCGTTACTCTAAGAAAATGAGAAACAACTTGCCTTACTTAGAATCTTTTATTCCTAAAGCTTTAAGACGTGACTATTTCAAAGCTGAAAATACTGCTTTTAATAATGTTTTAGCTGCTGCTGCAACTGCATCAACTGAAATTATTACAGGTAAAACTAAAGCTGAAATGTTAGTTAACGATATGGCTAAACAAGAAGAGTTAGGTTATGATGTTAATGCTATTGTAGTTAAACCTGCTGATTGGTATGACATTTTAAAAACTCCTAAAGACAATTTAGCTGCTATAGTTACTTTTGAAGGTGGAGTATTAAGAGTAAATGGTGTTCCTTGTTTAAAAGCTGCTGGATGGATGGCTGCTAATAAATATTACTTAGGTGATTGGAGTAGAATTAACAAAATTAATACTGAAGGTTTATCACTTGAATTTAGTGATGTTGAAGGTACAAACTTTGTTAAAAATAACATTACTGCAAGAATTGAAAGCCAAACTGCATTAGCTGTTGAGCAACCACTTGCAATTGTATATGGTGACTTTACTGCTATATAGTAGATAATTAATAATAAACCCCTTGCTTAATTGTGAGGGGTTTTAAATAAAAAAATATGATAGTTAAAAAAGAATTTTATTGCATACAAGAAAAAAAGACTTACAAAGTAGGTACATTATATAATGGAAAGCGAAAAGATTTAAATAATTATTTAGAAGAAGAAATAGAGGTTGTTGCAGAAGTGGTAAAACCAAAAGCAAAAAAGAATAAAAAATAATGGCTTATTTAGATATAATACCTTTAGCAGACGCAAAAGTCTATTTAAGAATAGATGATACATTAACAGAGGATGATGCGCAAATTACTAGAATGATTAAAGGTGCATTATCTTATATTGAGCGTACTACAAACGTTATTTTATACGCTAGGGATATTATATACAATGTAAGTGATAACGCTGTTAAAGTGTACGACTTTCCGATTAATAGCGAGGTTGCAAACGTATTAGATAGTGAGGTTAAAAGCCTTTATACTAACTATACAAGTGAAGAAAGCACTATAACTTTAAACGTTGGTTATGTAGATGTTGCTGATGTGCCACAGGAATTAATAGAGGTTGCTTATGTTCTTATTAAAAATATGTACTACGAAAAAGAAAATAATAAAACAATTTTAGACAGCATTGATAGTTTAACTGAATTAACATTAAGCAACTATAAAAGATTTATTCTTTAATGAGAAGTAGAGGTTATAATAAAAGAATTGATATATACGAAACTACAAGCGTTTTTGATGGTATTAGTGGTTATACGTCTTCTACTTCATTAATTGGTTCAAGCTGGGCTAAAATAAGCACTTTTAACGTAGGTAAAAATACAAATAGTACAGAGTTTGGTTTATTAGATGTAAATGATAGTTTAATTGTAACAGTACGTAAAAGAAATGATGTTACATACAATTCAGATAGTATGTACATTGTTTATAGAGGTGTTAAATACATTATTACAACCGCTCCAATTAATGTAGGTTTTGAGGATAAAGAAATACAATTTATAGTTAAAAAGGCTTCAAATACAGATGTTAATGAAGTTGGAGATATAAACGATTTGAACGGACTATTGAATACAAACTTATAATGGATTTAGTTATAGATTTATAAATGGTTACGGTTAAAATTAAAAATATAAAGAAGGTTGAGGATACTATTAAAAAGTACGGTGATGATGCTGTTAAAGAGTTTGCTAATGTAACTAAAATTAATGCACAAGAAACTGAAAGCCAAGCCAAATCTTTTGCGCCTGTTGATAATGGTACTTTAAGACAAAGTATAAGAGCTGAACAACAAGAACATCCTTTAAATTATAAAGTAACTGCTTATATGCCTTATTCAGCTTATCAGGAGTTTGGAACTGGCGGGTTAGTTGATATTCCTGAAGGATGGGCAGAAATGGCTGCACAATTCAAAGGAAAAGGAATAAAGCAAGTTAATATAATGCCTCATCCATTTATGTATCCTGCTTTCAGGTGGGTAAGAACTAACTTTAACAAAGATATAAAAGAAGCTATTAAATACTTAAACAAAAAATTCAATGGTTAAGAATTTACCAGATAAATGGATAAGAAAGGCTATATATGATGCTATTAATAACGTAACTGTGAACGGTTATAAAATACCTTGTTACGATACTAGAGCACCTAAACAAAGCAGTGATTTTTACGTTATACTATCAACACAATCTAATGAAGTAGATAAAAGCGTAAAATGTGGCTATCGTTGGGAAAGTAGCATACTTTTAGATATTACAGGTGTTTACGATATTAACGGTAATACAGGGAGTAGAGTAATGGTAGATGACATTTTAGATATAGTTAGGCAAAATACAGGTAGTTTAACTTTAGATGTTGCGAGTGGTTTGGAAATTATAGATATTAATCAATCTTTTCCTAACGATTTGGTAAGTACAAATTTAAACAGTATTGTTTATAGAAAATTCATAAGATTAGAATTATTAATTAATTAAAAAAAAGAAAATGGCAACAAAAATTAAAGGAGATACTATCATCTTATACGTTTGGGATAGCGCAGCTTATAGACCTATAGCGTGTTTGACTTCAAATAGTATAAGTGAAACTCAAAACATTATTGAATCACAAACAAAGTGCGACCCAGGAACTATAACAAAAGAAATAGGCACGTATAGTTACGAAATTAGTTGTGAGGGGGAATATATCGATACTACCTCTTTACTTGATGTTGGTGATTTAACAAAAGCATCTTACGATTATTTAAGAACAATTATGACATCAAAAGTAGATTGGAAAATGGATACAGGTTTAACAACTACAGCGGCTTTTTATGGTACTGCTATACTTAGCGACTTATCTTTAGATGCTGCTGCTGGTGAAACATCTACATTTAGCGCAACATTAAGCGGTGATGGTTTAATTGTAACTACAGACCCACACGCATAAAAATTAATAAATAAAGCAATAAGAGATGATTAAAAAAGAAATAGAAATAGAAATTGAAGGTAAAAAATACATTTTTCCTTTAGGTATTGGATTTATAGGTGAATGTTTGGAAAATTTAGGTTTGTCTACTACTGAGCTATTCGAAAAGATGGATGCAAACGCTTTTAAATGGAGTACGCAAATGATGTATCAAAGTTTGAAGTATAAGTATGAAGACGAAATAAATTTTACGTTAAAAGAATTTATAGATAAATTAGACAATGACCCTAACGGAATTACTAAAATAGGTAATTTTAATATGGCTTTTGTTAAAACTTTAAATCCTAATTTGCCAGTAAAAAAAGGTAGTAATAAAACAGCTTCAAAAAAAAAATAGATTTTAGTAATTGGTATTCTGATGTTATTTCTTTTGCTTTGATGGAACTCAAATGCCCTAGTTTAGATTACGTTTATTCTATGACTTGGGCTGAGTTTCAGATAAGAGCATATGCTTATAACAGAGAACAAGATTTGATAAGTTACAGATTTAGAAAGGTTGGTTTTTCAGCTATGTGGGCTTTTCATTCAGACCCTAAAAAATTACCTAGAAGAGAGGATAAATATTGGGAAATTGGAGAGCAAACTACAACGTTAAATGATAATCAAATAGAAGCAATTAAAGCCGCTGTTGAACGTTATAAACAAGAAATAAATGGCAAATGATAATAC